TATCTAAAAAAAATTCTTGACTAACATAAAATATTTTGCGAAGTGTAAGGCTCTAGAAAATTTAAGTGGAGATTTGCCATGAGCAATCAATTACTCGAGCGCAGAGAAGAACTGCGTACTATTATCGATGGGCATAAAAAAGAGCTCTCAGATATAAATGAAAAAATCCAAGATACCTGGCAACAAGAGGTTCGTGACGCTTTACGAGCCGCTGGTAAGGATTTTGGTTCGACTACAATCATGTCTGGAAATAAAAAGCTTAAAGCTAAAATTGGCAAGAAGGTTACTTGGGATCAAGAAAAGCTTTTTGACCAATTAAATAAAATGTCACCAGAAAATGCAAAACATTATGGAAAGCTTGTTGTTTCTGTAGAGGAGCGAAAATACACAGCCGCTCCACCAGATATTAAAAATCAATTAGAAGATTGTAGAACGGTAGAAATGGGTAGTTTCTCAATAGAAGAGGATAAATAAATGGGTCTACAAATTATATCAGCCGAACAACGGCTTGCAGAAAAGCGCGGTCATAAGATCGTAATATGCGGAGCAAGTGGTGTTGGTAAAACAACATTAGCAACAACGCTTGATCCTCAATCAACATTATTCATGGATTTGGAGGCGGGGGACGCCGCAATTGAGGGTTTCCCGATTGACGTTATTCGTCCAGAAACATGGGCAGAGTGTCGTGATCTCGCGTGTTATGTCGGCGGCGCTAATCCTGCACTCGCAGAAGATCAACCATTTAGCCAAGCGCATTATGATTACGTTTGTCAAATTTATGGTGGTTCAAATACAAATATAAATAAATATCAAACGCTCTTTATTGATTCAATTACAGTAGCTGGGCGTTTGTGTTTTCAGTGGTGTCAGCAACAGCCAGAGTCAAGATCTGACAGAACTGGCAAGCTAGATACTCGTGCAGCTTATGGTATGCACGGACGCGAAATGATGTCGTGGCTTACACACCTACAACATATTCGTGATAAGAACGTAATCTTTGTCGGTATCCTTGACGAATACACTGACGATTATGGTCGCAAGCAATATGCGCTCCAGATCGAAGGTTCCAAAACTGGCAAAGAATTACCGGGCATCGTGGACGAGGTTATAACTATGGCGGTCTTGGGAGGGGACAATGGACCGTATCGTGCTTTCGTTTGCGATGCTTTAAATGAGTGGGGCTATCCTGCAAAGGATCGTTCTGGTAGGCTCGAAACACTTGAAGAGCCGCATCTTGGTAAACTTATTGAGAAAATGGGTACTGGGGGAAACACAGAAAGAAATTTAAACTTTGTGAACCCTAATGAACAAACTTTAGCAGAAGGGACAGAAAATGCTGAATCTAAATAACGCCGCTGTTTCAGAGGCACCAACACAAACACGAACACTTATTCCAAATGGAACAGTATGTCGTGCAATCATTGCAGTTAAACTTGGAGATATGGAAATACCAGAGTTTGGCAACGGAATGTGGTTTAAAAAATCTCAGACATCTCAGGCAAAGTGGATGGAACTTGAATTTACAATTGTTGGCGGAGAGCATGACAAACGTAAGTTCTGGCATAAAATCTTTGTCGATGGCGATAAGATGGGTGCAAGCGGTATTCCATTAGCCAAAGAGATTGGTTTGTCTACACTTCGATCAATAATAGAAAGTGCAAACAATATTGATCCATCGGATATGTCAGAGACTGCGATGCAAAGACGCAACATAAGTGGCGTTAATGACTTGAGCGGAATGGAGATTTGCGCTAAAATCGGAATTGAAAAAGGCACAGGCGGCTATGACGATCAAAACAGACTCATGGCGGCAGTGACACCGAACCAGAAAGATTTTATCCCTTCTGGACAGGCACCAATAGCGCAAGCACCTGCGGCTCAACCGCAACAAACGGCGCAACCAACATCCGGTGCAGTTCCAAGCTGGGCTAACAGGTAATCTAGCGGCACAGGTTTATTCCACACCTGCTAGACCTCGCACGGGGGGGCGAGGGTCCAAAACCCCCCACCATCTAGATAAGAAGTGGATTCGGATATGTTACTGCGCACCTATCAAGAGGCCGCTATAACTGATGCTTGCAAGGCATTAGATAAGCACAAAAACACAATCGTTGTTGCACCTACCGGAGCAGGCAAAACAATTATGTTGTCGGCGTTAGTAGGTCAAAGATACAAGAACGGTAAGAAAGTTCTTGTTATGCAACACAGAGATGAACTTGTAGATCAAAACAAATCCAAGTTTGAGCGTCTTAATCCATACATCACAACGAGCATTGTAAATGGCACAGTCAAAGATTGGAAAGGTGGCACTGTATTTTCTATGGTGCAAACAATATCCAGGGATAACAATCTTAAAGATCGACCTGCTTTTGACATGGTTGTTATTGATGAAAGCCATCATGCGGCAGCTGATACATATTTAAAAGTTATAAAGGCAGTTAAAAAAGACAATCCAGATGCAGAGATTGTAGGCTTTACTGCTACGCCCAATAGGGGCGATGGAAAGGGATTGCGAAAAGTATTCAACAACTGTTCGCACCAGATCGACATTACCACACTTATTCGAGAGGGTTTTCTTGTACCGCCAAAGTCATATGTGATTGATTGCGGCATCAAAGATAAGCTGAATGATGTCGCGATTAGGGGCAACGACTTTGACATG